TCTTTCTGGCTTTCCGCAGGTATAACCTGTACCCTACGTGCTGGCACCTGGGAATACTCTCAGCGAGAGCAGTACATCAATTAATAAATGATATACGCATGTTACACAACTTTGACAAAAGGTGGATTGTCGCTATAAAGCGATTACTACCTATGGTCAATGTGCTGCATAATATGCATCCCGACCGAAACGTTGATAAGTTTACATCTATCGTGGAGCACATGATAAAGCATCATGGGCTGAAGCGAACAATTGAAAAGCTTAAAGCCGTTCGACTGGTCACTCAACAGTACGCCTTAGGGCAGACTGTTGAACCTATCCCTTTCTGCAAAGCAGATAGAGATGGCTTCCCTAGGAAATTTAGATTCCTAAAGCCAGAGATAGAAGATGTATATAGCATCCGGTATACAATGTCGGTGCTTAGGATCATCGAATCTTTTCGAATGAGACCTGAGTACTTAGTTGATACTATAGAAGAAACTTCAACTGCCAACGAAGAGTTGGTAGAAGAGATTTCTAGCTATATTCGGACATGGCCAATGCTTAAGTATATACCTAAGCTAGGCCAATCACAGTTTGTATCGAGTAATAGAGCCGGTCCTAATGGACCAGCATCTATAACAGCAATAAAGGATCTAACCGCACTGCGGAAAGAACCTGAACTGTTGTCAGCTATCCGTAGTATGTTGAGTATTACCTCACCATACATGGATATTGACTCGTACAAATCACACGAGGGGGACTTTAAAACGTCCAAACTCGTTCTGCTAAGTGACAAAGCGTGTAAAACACGTGTCATCGCTATAGCGGATTGGTGGTCAAACTTCTCGTTAAACGCCATACATTCAAGTATGATGTCTTTCTTGAAGAGACTACCAAGTGATGTGACCTACAGACAAAATGAGATACCTAAACTTGTTAAGGGTTTAGGGACCTCCTTATACAGTTCAGATATGACAGCTTTCACAGATAGGTTCCCAAGGAAACTTGAGACCGCACTGTTAGAGGCTGCATATGGTAGCCATGTAAGTAGGTTATGGGAACAAATTATCTCAGGAAGAGTATTCTCACACCCTAGGGGTGGAGTAACATATTCCTGTGGTAACCCCATGGGCGTATTAAGCTCATGGCCGGTGTCGACCGCAACTCACCATGCAGTAAAGCAATGGTGTGCCTACAAAGTAGGGATCAAACATCAGTATTTGATACTTGGGGACGATACACTTGACTCCTCTTATGAGGTGTACAAGTTGTACACGGATACAATCCGTGCACTCGGAGTTTCCATCTCACTCTCTAAGTGCACGCGAAGCGAACAAGGCTCTGCCGAGTTTGCTAAGCGTCTCTTCCGAAACCATATAGAAGTAACAGGTCTCCCTGTTCACCTAATGGAATCGGTACGGGGAAAACCGGAACAGTTCTTAGAACTTGTCCGGATCGCCCGAGAGAGAGGGTACGAGGATAAATACCTCGGCCCGTCTTTGGATTGTCTACTATCGACCCATGCAAGTGGGAAGATGGTAGCCGACATGTTGTCTCTTCCGGAAAAGGTCACTGGAATGCCTCCACTGATAGAGGTTAAACCAGGGTCCTGGGGTGAGAAACTCTCGTCCCTTCCAGAAGAGTGTCTAATAAGACTCCTAACTATTGCTAGGAACTATGTCTTTTGGACAACAACCATCGGGATTAACAAGCCCGATGTTCCAAAGAAAGTCGAACAGGTGACCGTAGAACCGAACCACCCATTGGTCTTCGCACTTAGTGAGGACCTAATGAGATATCTCCCGGAAACGGAAGATGAGTTCAGTATCTACAACGAATGGATGAAGGGAAACTATCGAGAAATGGCAAATGTGCCAAACATCGATACATATCGATATTACAACAAAGGGCATTACGCCACAAAGTGTAAATACGATGTGTTACACGCGCTACTTGCATTAGCAAGCGGTAACTGTAATATTCCCCTGCACAAGCCTACGCAAATGAGCAACTTTGAGTTGTTCGAGCTAGGCTTCCAGGTCGCTCAAGATGAGCTTCTTGGTCCATAGGTAAACACAAAGGTGTACCACCCGGAGGTCGTGGCCCGTTGGAGGGCC